AAATATTGAACCGAACCAATACGGTCAAACTGCAACACATATTTGGTTGGTTGTAAGTAATTAGTATTCTGAGGGGTTCTTGTAAGGGCTACCATATGTTTATTTAGGTGTTTATTTTAAAACACTTCCAGCCTTTAACTTTATTTCTACTCATATTTCCTTGGTCTAATCCGTTTTCTATTGCAAACTTCCTAAGATTTTTAATAACTATTTTTTCTTTAGTCATAAAAAAAGGGAACCTTTCGGTTCCCTTCTTAATTATCAATCTTATTGTTGATTTAATAAAAAAACTCAATAAAATCAATGAGTTATCACATGAGGTTTTTTACGCCGAAAATACGATAGTAAACGTTTGAACGTGGGTTCAATATGCCGTTACCAGCAGTTAAACCTTGAGCAAATGGGTTAGCTACCATACCATAACGTGTTTTGAAACCAATCTTAGGTTGGAACGTAAATTGGTCTACAGCACGAACCATTTGCAATGGAACGTATGGGCAATAGAACAAACCAGCGTCATAAGGAGAAGAACCCTTATAACCTACAGTTACCAACTCTTGGTTAGATGTGTATCCACCAAAGTATGGGTCGATGTAAACTTTAATACGACCGTGGAGCATACCAGCAAATGTATTGCCTGTATCATCTACTTGCAAGTCAGCTTGGAGAGCAGGTGTGTAAGAAAGAACACCAGCCATTGCCATTGCTGAAGCAACGTCAGAAGAAACGATCAACACATTACCTTTACCTCTACGAGTCTGCTTGGCAATAACGTTAGCGTCACGCTCGATTTGGAAAATCAAACCTTTGAAACGCTCAACTGACCAACGACCGTTTGAGTCTGTATCTAAGTCAAAGTAACCAGCAGTAGTTGTACCATACTGAGCACCTAACACAGCAGTTGTGTAGATAGTACGGATAACTTCACGGTTGATTTCAGCAAGGATTTCTGTAGACAGAATGTTAGACAATTCTGTTTCAGCGTCAAGACCATGAATTGCTTTCAAGTCTTGTGCCAACTCTAAAGAGTATTCAGCTTTCAAGGCACGGGATTGTGCAGTAACAGTAACTTTCTCGATAGAGAAGGCCATTTGTTGGAAAGCACTACCAACATCAGAACCAAGCAATTCAGCTTGTGATGTTTGCATACCAATACCAGTTGTGAAAGCATTAGCTGCTTCGTTACCGTATGGGTTATTAACAGCAGAGTTTGCAGTATCAGTATTATTGTTACCAGCAAATCCGTAGTTATTGTAAGGACCAAAACTAGAACTATTACCAGAGAAAATGGTATTAGCTTCGTTGTAGAATGCCTCAGAGTTTGTATTTGCTTGTGCGTTGTAACGAGCACGCATTGCGAAAATCAAACCAGTAGGACCAGTCATTGGCTGAACACCAGCAACGTCATAAGCGATAAGATTAGGCAATGAACGGCGCACTAAAGAAATCAAGATTGGGTCAAAGTTCTGAACACCACCTGTTACGTTAGTAGGACCATTGTCTGTCTCCATCAAAGCTTGACGGTCTTTTGTCATTGCTTGATGTTGATTTTCCAAAACAAGGGCTGTAACAGCACGCTTGTATGGGTCTTTAATAGCATCTAATTCTGGATGTTCCAGAACTGGTTGCCATTTCTTTTGTAGTTCTTCTGTTAAGTACATATTATTTCCTTTTTTTATTATTTAATTAAGGTTTGTGAAATGGTTTTAGCATAAAGGTCCATTGAAGGGTCGGCAGAAACGTATTTCTTAACTTCTTCTTCAATTTGAACTTCATCATCTAAAGCAAGTTTATCTGCAACAACAACATCTGATTTGAAATATGATTCTTTCAATGTAGATAGTTTGTCAGCAAATTCTTCCTCAGTAGTATATTCAACGTTCTCTGCGAGCGATTTCAATTTTTCTACTTGAGTCTGCGTTAGGCCTTCACACGCTGTGTAGATAGCCTCAATTTTTTTGGATTCGTTTAGTTCTTTAGTAATTTCAACACCACGAGTGATTTCTTCGTTGAGAGCAGATTCAAGTTCTTCAACTTTAGCTGCCAATTCTTCAACTACGTCTACCTTCTCAGTAGGAATATCAATATAGTGTTCTACAAATAAATCACGTAAACCGCCAATAAAGTCTTCCACGATTTCGGCACGGAGACCTTTTTCAATTGCGATTTCGTTTTCTTTCATCCATTCTTCTACCATGTAATTTAGGTAGTCATCAACCTTAGCTGCCAAATCTTCTTTGATTTGTTCTACAGCAACGCTGAATTGTTCTGTGAGTTCTGCTTCAACTGCTTCAGCAATGATATCAACACGAGCAAGAACGGCAGCTTCAAAAATTGTAGCAGCTTTGGCTTTAAATTCTTCAGAAAGATTTTCGCCTTGTAACAAAGCGTCAACATCTTCACCGTAAGATTGGAATGTAGCGCCAGGATTCATTTGCATTGTTTGTGGTGCCAATTTACCGGCAATACGGTCACGAATAGCTGAGTAATCAGTAGCAGGAGTTTGTGTAGGATGCATAACGTCTGTTCTTCCCATAGAGTCTTGTGGTCCAGTTAATTTAGTAATACCAACACCATTTTTTTCAGATCCTACAGGTGGAGTAGCACCTGGAGGAGTTGCATGTGGTGTGCCTTTTAAGTAATCAGGAAGAGCATCTTTTTCTTCCTCTGGTGATTGACCAATTTCACCAGCATCATTTGTACCGTATGCGGTTTTAGATTGTAAACGATCTTGACCTACTTCACCGTCAGGATGTTTATCGGAACCACGTTGACCACGTTTTTGTGCAATGTTTGCATCAAATGTTGATTTAGAATCTTCACCAACTAGTACTGCTTTAGCGGCTTCGGACAGATTAAATTTTGCCATTTTGAAAATCTCCTTGATTTATATTGGATATTTATATTTAAAGTTTTTTCATGAAGTTCTCAAATATGTGTAGACTAACTTTTTCAATATCCGACTGCGAAGCCTGACGAATTTGTTGAATTGCTTGAGTATGATCAAACTCAGTCCACACACCATTGACTAACATCCATTCTTTACCTTCCATGATACCTTGTACAAAAGCACCAGGTGCAGAAGGGTCTGCTACTATATCTGCCGCTGTGGCTAGATAAAAATCGTTCTGAACAACATTAACACCGTTAACATTTTTCAATGAACCCATACCTCTTGATGAGACGCCTAATTGAGCACCGCCTTCAATTAACTTACGAGCAATTTGGCCCATAGGTGTATCAAGAATTTTTGCTTTACCAATCCATTGTGTACCATCTTCTCTGAGTCCAACAATCATGTGAGAAACACGGTCAAGGTTGATAGTGGGTGTTTCAGGATGTCCTAATTCACCAAAAGCACGGTTTTTATTAATATATTCTTCTGTATAACGATGAACTTCTTTCTTCATCGTGTTGTATTCGTATAAACGGCCGTTTTTATTTTTCTTTTCAGAAACGAGAAAAGGACCTTCAATAAAGAGTTCCTTTTTACCATCGGCACCTTCAGTAATATAATTAATTGTTTCGTGTATTTCTTTAATAAGTTTCATTTTTTTATAGTCCCATTGCTTTTCTTTTTCTTAAAGACCTTTGTCTTTTTACCAACGTTTGCGACAATTTGGTCAAACGTTTGAAACTGGCTCGTCTTGCAGATACTATACGATGTCTATGTTCTAACGGAGACATTCTTACTACTTTTGGATCAGCTGCTCCACGAATTGTATAACCTTTCAAATTAGAAAATTTCTTTCTACGTTGAATTTTACCTTTACGAATACGAACCCGTATAAGTCTTGTTTTACCATAATTAGTAACTGTTTTAGAGTTATTTTCGGTAACAAAATCTACATCTACACCGACAGTTTTATACATCTCTGATACTAAACGCAACTTAATTTGATTGAGTTTTTCATCAATCAAATTTATTATTTCATCTTCCAATACACTTCTTGCTTCTAATATATCATTAGATAAAATTTTAGAAACAAAATCTTTCATTATGGTTTTGTTGAATATTGTCCATAGTTGAATGCTGCTGGATCGTTGAATTGACCACGTTGATACATAGCATTGTTTTTACGTAAAGAAATAATTAATGTGTATGAACAGTTAGCCGAAGCGCCCCAAGTATATACTCCAATGTCACCATTTCCTTGTGTATTAGCGATAGCGGTATTTCCTGAGTTATTTGTAATAGAAGGTAACTGTTCACCTAAACCAAATTCACCATCACCGTTTAGATGGAAGATTGTTGCTGAATTGGCATATTGAGCAGCAGCACTTGAACCGCCACCATTCCAGAATACTTCAACCGAACCTTGTGTATTTGATGATGTTGATACTGTGGGCATATTAACATAATACTTCAAACCAGTTAGTTGTACATCATAATAGGATAAAGTGGTATTACTAAGACTAGCAGAAGTATATAATAATTGACCATTGGCATCCAATGCATTAGCTAAAGTATTTGCTCTAATACGAGAATTGTTGGCTTCTTGACCATTAACACCGTCAAAAAGACCTGTTAATTTAATAACAGTATCGGTTGTCGTATCTCTTAATACTTGATATGTAAATTTGTTTGCCATTTGTTATCCTATTTTAAATGATTGTAGACAAAATCTACAACTTTATTAAATTCATCTTTACTTTTTTGTGCCATATCGGTCACTTTTTGTTTGTTTTCTTCCGTTAAAACACCAAGAACTTTTACTATTGCATTGGCGGTTTTAACATCAACTTTTATTGTTTGACCATCTTCAAACATAACTGTTTTGGAAGAATTAGATTCAACAATATTTTGTAAATCATCCGATATACTACTATATTCAATATCTTCTTCTACCGATGCCGACCACTGCATTGCGGTATATGGTACTGTTACGTATTTATGAATCTTATCCACGTAATATAAGGCAACCCGTTGATTATTTGGAAATTGTCTAATTGACTTTCTCCGCATTACTAAAACGGCTGGCGGATCCATTCGTTTTTTATCACCATCTTTTACAGGAGAACCTTCATATAGAGGTTCATCCGTAAGTTCCAACATTTCTGACTCAATAAATTCTTCAGACTCAGAAGTTACAAAATCATTAAACGTTTTCATTGTCGTCTGATGATTCTTGTGGCGTAATTAGATTTTGAGCAATATTTTGTTTGGCTGCTTCTACATGAGCAGACACTTTATCGTGAATAGCAGCATATAGTGTTTCTCTAAATTTTACACCATCGTCATCCATTGCGTAATCAATAATATTGCGGGTTGAATAATCTGACATTTATTTCTCCATTAAGTGGTTAGAATATTTATAATATACGTTTCAATTTATTGAATGTAACTGATGCGGATTCTTCCATATCAGTATCTTCTCCGTCTTGTTCTACATCATTTTGTTGTGGTACTTGACTAGCCATCATTTGTTGTGCTATATCATTAGTTACACCAACTGGTAAACCAAGACCCATTTCTTTTTCTTCATCAATTTCTTCTTGCATTTCTTGAATTTGGTCATCAGTTAAACGCAATACATTTCTTTGAATCCATGCTTGTGAGAAATAACGTCCTGTGTATGAATCAACGGCGCCCAACAAACTTAATCTTTCTTTCATTAACTCAGCATCTTTTAATTCTGAGAAGTTATTGTCTTTAATGAAGTCAAAATAAACGTGTTCCCTAAATTCTTTCCATTCTTCATCGGTACAGATACCTTTGAGAACACATTGTACACGGAGAGCTTGGTCAAATAAATCAGCAAATTTGTTACGCATACGAGACACAAATTTAGCAAACTTTAACTCATCACGGTTAATTTCATTTACACGACCTAATGAAAAACCAGAAGATTCTGGATTTAAACGAGAGATTGGTACATTAAGAGATTTATAGAGTTTTCTTTCAAAGTATTTAACGTCCTCTAACTCGCCTAAGTTTTGACCACCTGGTAGCGTGGCAATCTCTGTACCTTTACCGCCTTCTCTACGAGGCAACCAAAAGTCTTCCATCATTGATAGGAACTTGCGGTCATCACGAACCTCACCTGTGTTAGCATCATATACTAACTTATTCTTATACTTCACCATGATGTCACGGAGATATTGTTCCGCTTTTAATTTCGGTAAGTTACCCACATCAATATAAAAAATACGGCGCTCGGGAGCACGACTGATACGATAAATGACTGTAGCATCCTCAATCATCCTTAATTGATTTAATGGTTTGATTGCTTTGTGAAGATAAGACAGTACCACGGCACGGCGAGAATCCATGAGGCCAGAAACAACTGAGATAATGGAATCTGTGGTAATACGGACACCAACAGGACCAAAGTTGCTAGAAGAACCAGTAGTAACCTTATCATTGAAGATATAATATTCATTAATGACATTCATTACCTCTACGCCAGTACGTTCATCTTTCTTCTTTTTAACCTCACGAACCTTACGTAGTTTACGTGGGTCAATATAACGAAGCTCTTTAATACCTTGAACGGGATTTTCACGGTCAATAATAATATGATAGTACATTCTACCATCAACATAGTATCTACGGAAAATATCATGAGCAAGATTGTTATAGTTTAACAACCTTAATATTGTACTGAATTCTGCACGAATGGCATCTTTAATTTTATCAGATACCTTTAACTCGTCTAGAACAATTTGAATATTTTTACCATCATCATTTTGTACAATGGCTTCATTGATAATATCATCAATAGCAGACTCAATTTCTGGCTGCATAGCCATCTCACGATAACGTGAAATAAGTTCTACTTCATTTTTAGCGGTGCCGTCTAGATCAACATATGTACCATAATAAGCGGCAGAAGTAATAGTTAATGCGCCATCATCGTTGGATGGAGGCGTAAAAGATTGCTGCACGGCTTGGTCGTCTTCCGAGTCCTTCCGTGATATTGTAAAACCGAAAAGTGAAAATTTATTAGCAGCCATATTATGAGTTATTCCAATTCAAAAAAACATAATGGAGAGAACCGAAGTTCTCTCCGTAAAATTATAAAAATTAACTGTCTGTACTTGCAGCGTTTGACCAGTATTGGTATGAGAAAGTCACACTATATTCTTCAATGCTATCATTAGAACCCCAATCCAAATCAATTGGAGCAATATCTGTTGGGAACATACCAACAAAGTTATAAGCATTAAGTGTTCTGCCATCTTTACCAAATTGTGAAACTGCAGCATCTACAGCATAAGTTGTTTGATTTTCTGCTACAACATTACGTAAGTTAGCAACATGAGAATTGATGCTGCTAGACCATTGTTCCAAAGCATTTCTGATAATAAAATCTTCATCATTAATGATTGTCAAAGTCCAATCTGCAAATGTTCTGTTGCCAGCAAATTTAAGTTCACGTCCAAAATAATACATTGGCACAGTACCTAGTGTTGAACCAGGTAACTGTGCTGATTTTGCCATAAATGTGATTTTTTGACCAGCACTTGATCCCAAAGGAACAAATGGTGGAAATACCAAAGTTACGGCAAACAAATTTGGACGAGCTCCGTCACCTACTAGTTGTGCTCTAAATTCGTTTACATTAAAAGCCATTTTTATCTCCTATCTGTTCTTTTATTTATTAGACTGCACCGGCAACTTCAGAGAAGTTTACACCTGTTCCTACAGCAACAAAGTTTAACCTAATGAAGTTAATAGAACGAGCAGGTTTGATGTAAATGTCGCCAACAAATTGATTGTTATCAACAACGTATGGTGTATTATTTGTAGAATCACAAACTACACGGAAATCAGTAATACCACGGCGTCCTTTAACATTACGAAGGAATGGAGAAACCAAAGAAATAAACTGTGCTTGTGTGAAGGAATCATTAAATTCAAACAATGAATACTTAGCAGCAAGAGCAATTGCTTTCTCTAACACAATAAACAATCTACGGACATTGATACGATCAAATGCAGATGGTTTAGCTTGTAGAGTTTTGTCTCCGTATAGGATTGTACCATTACCTGGGAAGGTTACAACTGGATTTACACCTAATGGATAAAGAATGTTACGGTCTGCCAAAGCAGGGTTCCATGCCAACTTGATAACGTTTTTAATGTTACCACGGTTGTATCCAGCAGGTGAATACCATGGGTCACGAACTTCATCGGTAAACGCACATAAACCAGCAATATCACCGTTCAAAGGAACATAACGGTATGTATTGTTATACCTGTCGTACATGTACTTCCAACCAGAATCAGCAACTGTGTATGATGATTGGAAATTCAATTGATTTAACCAAGTTTGTATGTTTGTTACTACTTGAGAGTTTGTTTGATTTACAACAGAAGAATAAGGAGGCGAAACAAACATAATTGCATCACCACCACGACCTGTTGTTGCACCAGCAGGAGTTGTAACATTAGAATTAATGGATGTTGCAACTGTGGTGCTGTGAGCTCCAGTAAGAACTAATGAAACGTCAATAACATCAGGATTTGAGAACAAATTGTATCCGTTGATAATATCACCATCGGTTACTGCTTGGTCGGATCCGTTTACTAAAGCGAATGATGTATTACCATATCCACCAAATGCAGTATTGGAAGTTCCTCTAGCAAAGTTTGTTGTGGAACTGCGTCCCCATGTAGCATTTGTATTTGCGTAATCAACAGGATCAACTGAATAGATGTACTGTGAATTGTCAAAAATTACTTGTTTGTAATATGTGGTTACATTATTACCATCAATTGCATCAATTGCTTTTGATAAGTATGGGAATGTTTCTAGAATTGTACCTTTTGTACCAGTAATTAAACCAGTAGCATCAGTAACAACAACGTGGAATTCGTCATTTGCACCACCATGATTAGCAACATAGATTGATGTATTTGGTGCACCAGAAACTACGCTATTCCAGTTTCTTGTAATACCACCAGAAGTAAATGTTGCATTTGCATAATTGTTTGCAGATTGAGCATATGACACAGCAGTATTACCGTCATATACGTCAACTTGGATGGAATTACCTAAAGCACCAATGTAGCGAGCTGTAAATGCACCAAATGCATTACCGTCACCAGTACTTAAATATTGCTGAGTAAAAACGTCACTATTTGGAATGCTAGCATCTGCAGCACCAGTAGTCGTGTTTGACATTGCATTGAATGAATTATTATTAGCAGTACGTACTACACGAAGGTCGGTAGCATATGCTAAGAAAGATGAACAAGTAAAGAAGTCCAAATATGTGTTGCTATTTGGAGAACCAAATATTGTGACTAGGTTGTTTTCGCTGTTAACTGGAACAGCAATATTTGCTGGACCCCAATTGAAATTACCAGCATAAGCAGCCGTAGATGTGGATACCGAAGGAACAACCGTAGTGAGGTCGACTTCTGATATACTTACGCCTGGAGATAACTGAATTGCCATCTTATTTCTCCTTAATTTATTTTAATAATTGACTTGGCAGTTTAATACCATACAGATATTTATAAAACATTGTTTTTATAGGTTATCTGTGCATTTCTCTAATAAAAGCCGCATATGTTTCTCCACTATCGGCTTTTTCCCATACATCACCACCTTCTACTGTAAAATTATGTTCTAATCCATCTTCAATAATAGGTGCCGGTGGTGTTAATTCGTCAACCTGATTCATATTTTCAAGTTGAAGCTGCTTACGAATATCATGGTTAACAATCTCTTTAAAGTATTTTTGAGTTGTTATCCACGCAAACATCACTAAACCCATAACCATGTCATCATTTGCATCAGATTCAGCAGCAAAAGAATTTTTATTGGCCACAAAAGTGGTCAATTCTGAAATGGTATCAAAATCATTAATGATTAACTTGTCACCTTCAATCAAAGTTTTCAGGTTTGAACAACCAATTCTTTTAACCTGTGGTGACATTTTAAGGCCCAACTGAACACCTCTGGCAAAGCCGGCGCTCAATTGTTGTGGTTTTTTATTACCTGTAAATACTTTCCATAAATTTTCGTATTCCAAATCTTGATGTAGAATATCAGCAACTTGCGGAGTATTATTTATCTCCACTAAAACATAGGCATCATTATATAGTTTTGCCGCATTATAAATCTCAGTTGGAAACAATATAGGTGAAATTGATGAACTCTTATAAGTTGCCACTTGTTC